GTGTAAATCTTATAGTTACAGTAGCTTTCTGTGCTTCTAATCTTGCTGTATCTCTATCTTCGCCGATTGCATCAAGTATTTCTCCCTTAGCAAATCTTAAAAGGTTTTGTTTAGCACTTTCATTAATAGCATTATATAATGAAACAATTACAGCTGTTTCCTGTTCTAGAAATATCCTTCTTTCATCCCCAGGGTATAATACCTTTTTTAATGCAGTTTGAAAGTTTATTATAATGTCATCATATATTTTTTGCGAATTTGTTTCAACGAAATTAATCGTCATATATCAACCACCACCTTAAAATTCATATGACCGTAAGAATCGATATTTATTAAATTCACACTTATTACTCTCACTCCCGGCTCATACGTTTCAATAACTCTATAAATTTCAGCTATATACAAAGGCGCTGAATCTAATGCTGGCTTATCCAATATTTCAGGGTTTAATCCTTTAGTCCTGTCATATGCAACTTCATATCTCCAGGTATTTATTAAATTAGTTATATTCTGCAACTTTCTTTCAATTCCTGTTGCATTCCAGTCTATTGAAGCATCATTTGTTTCAATATCATACTGCATTATGAGCCTCCTAGTTGCGACCTGACAGAATCTAAAACAGTATTTTTATATGTTCTATACTCCCGCGTAGGTTTTGTTTCAAGCTTTAATGTGACTTTATCTTTTGGTTTTAGAGCCTGATAAACAACGCTGGTACTTGGATTGTTTGATGAAGTTGATTTTGTATCTGCCGGAGGTGTTCCCTCTGCCACGAACTCCTCAAATTCCAGATAAAGTGTTGTTGTTATCCAATTGCCTGCATTGTCAAACTTATTGTTTATAGGCTGCACTTTGATTAATAAATACTTAGTATTATTAAATGGCTTACCTTTAATTAAAAACGGCCATGGATGCTGTTTTTTTAGTTCGTCCATCCACTGATCATATTGAATTTCAGGTGTAGTTCCAAAATTAGAATCTATTGTAACTTTTAAACTAAATGTATCTAAGTTTATTCCCTTTTTATATGTACTTGGCTTTTTTCCTTCATTCTCTAACTTTTCAGTATTTATTGATGAGGTGATTTCAAAATCATCAAAGCTAATTATTTTCTCTAAGCTAACAGTAAATCCCTTATTTCCCCATGTCGCAATATACATATAATCACCTGCCTTAAATTTTAGCTATTACAGCACCTTGAGTTTGCTGAGTATTAAAGAATGCTATAACGACATTATCATCAATGTTCAGGGTTTCATAATCAATGTGTGTTGCAATAGGCAATAGTCCTGTTTCATAATTTAAATCTTTAATTAAGACTCTGCATTTACCATTGCTTTTACTTGTTACTATTCCTTGTTTAGTCATTAATAGCCCTCCACAATTCCTCTTAACTTTAATTCAGTTATATTATTGGCAAGCATATGTTTTGCCTGATAAATAAAGTATCTACCATCTGCAAGACCAAAATTCATGACTTCAACAGTGTTACCAGCTGTAATGTTAGTATCTAAATTCTTCTGAAATATCAATGTTCTTTCAAACTTATTCTTGTTTCTTAGATAGTTTCTTGCAAATCTTTGAGCCTCTGCTAAATCATTAATCATTATATCTCTAACATTCAGTATAGGTCCTACAACTCCCGGTGCCGTGAAAGTATAATTGATATTACCGTCCAGGACATTACATCCACTATATACTTCATCTGACTTATCTTTATATTCAAAGTCTCCGTCTTTAACCTCTGATGAATCAATAACAATGCCACTTGAAATGCTTTCCATGTATTTTTCATTGTAAACAATTAATTCGTTATTTAACAATTTAAGTACATACCCTTCCATAGCACAGCGTTGACAAAGAAAAGCAAAATCAGACTGGTTTATTTGATTTAGTTTTGAATATAAATAGTTCTCAGTACTGTATGTTTTTAATGTTAGTCCATGCTTTGAAGCAAATTCATTGAGCAATTCATTAAGCCTAATATTTTCCCATGTTTTAGTGTATGTTTGTTTGTCTTGCTGCTTAATAGGAAGTGCTTTAAGTATTACCGATGCCTTTTTCTGAAGAATCTCATCAATAAACATGGTACCTGAAGTAAAACCATCTTGTTTTAGTTCTAATTTGTCATTTTTCTTAGGCTTCCATTCGCTCCATTCATTTACAGAATTATTAACATGTGCAACTATGTTATCAATATAAGTACCTGAATTTTCAATTATGTTAGCTCTATTTATATCAATGTTATTTGTAATGTCTTTACCTTCATATATGAGATTCATTATGTCACCTCTTCCATGGTGGCAATGTCTCAGCTGGATCTATATCTATAATTGGTATTATTAATTTCAATCCAGCTGGCAAGACAATCATGTCAATATGTTGGGAATTAGCCTCCATAATTATATGAGATTTGAATTCATTATCATAAAAATTTAATGCCAATATATCAAAAGTATCACCGGCATCTGTTTCATATTCAATATAACTATCCAAGTACTAACCTCCCTTCATCGTCAGGATCACCAAAATAATTTTTTACTATTTCTATTACTTCCTTAGCGGTTTCTCTAGCGTTATTGCTTTCGTAAATTTGAATAGTAAGATTACCTCTATTACTATTTTTTGCAGGCCTATTATCTTCCTTAAGTCCCAGAATATTTGCAGTCTTAAATAACAAATCATAACTTCTTGGAGTTTTCTTTAATGGAATAGCTGCTTCGGGACCAGCGTCACCAAATATAGATGGTCTTGTAGCTATACCACCTCTCGCAAATAGTGGCATTGTAGGAATATTAAATCCATATGTCATGCCACCAATACTAGGAACCCAATCTGGAACCTTAATTTGAAACTTATTTAATCCTGAAATAAGACTGTTATATCTATTAATGAAGAAATTCGCATATGCTGAAAAAGCCTTTTTAAGTCCGTTAATCATGATGTTAAAATTTGTTGTTACCCTGTCTTTCATACCTTCAAATGCATATGAAGCGTTGTCTCTTATGGAAGCACCCCAAACTTTCATCATATCAGCAAATTCTTTAGCGCTTGCTTTAATTCCATCCCAGTTCTGATATAATGCAACTCCAGCTGCTACCAATCCACCTATAACTAATGCTGCTAAACCTATTGGATTGGTCAATCCAGCAATTGAAGCAGCAAAATTTATAGCTTTAATTGCTGTAAAATAACCAAATACTCCACCCAATAATGGTAAAATAACATCTCCATTATCAGCTAAGAACTTAAATCCATTGCCGGCCAACTCTAAACCTTTACCAACGCTTATTGCCACGGCATTAAAATCAGTACTTTTAAAGAATTCATTACCTTTTATTAAAGCTTTATTTAGATATGGCAAAAATGCTGATGCAATGGTTGCACTTGCTTGTTTTAAGTTTGTATCAAATAACCTTTGCTGGTTTGCATACTCTCCGCTAGTTTTTGCAAAATCTCCTTGCTGATCAGCAGTTGTCGCCATTAAATAGTTGTATCTTAAAAGTGCTTGTTCTGCTTGAGTCATGCTCTGGTATTGGGTTTTAATGCCTTTTGATAAAGCAAATGCTTCTAAATTTGCAACTGACATGTTGATACCAAGCTGTTTAAGTGGTTCTGTTTCACCGCTAATGCCGGATCTGATTTTTGTAAAAGCTTCTTCAATATCAAGATTGTAGAAAGAAGCTAAATCTCCGGTTAGTCCAGCCAAATCAGTTGATAATCTTACTAAATCCGCATCGGCAACTCCACTGCTTTTAAACATTGCTCCTAGTGTACCTGAGAACTGTTTTGCCTGTAATTCACTAAGTCCAAAATCTTCTAAAGCAGTTTTAGCAAATCTGTTTATTGCATTTGAATTATTTTTAAATGTAGTATCAACAACGTTTTGAACTTCTATTAAACTGCTTGCCAGGTCAATGCTTTCTGAACCCAATTGTCTTATTTGACCTATTAAATAAGAAACACCATTTGCAGCTAAACTTCCAACAAAACTACCCTTGATGATATCAGATAATCGACTAGCATGTTTTGTTGAATCTTTATAATGTTCAGATAACTTTTTTGTTTGTCCAGTAGCCTTAAGCATTGCACTTTGTAAACTTGGATCTACCTTTCCAGCAAGTGTAATTAATGCTCTTAATTCTTTTTTTGATGCCATATTAACCTCCTTTCATGAAGGTTTATTTGTTTTCTTTTCTTTTTTGAGCAACTCTTTCTAAGCTGTCAAAGAAATCTAAGAAATCTAAAATAGGAATGTTATAACAATATTCTGCACTTGTAGATGTATCAAGAGTCACTATTGCTATTCGCTCTTTTATGATTTCATCAAATTCTATTCCTCCGGTGATTCCGAATTCACGTAGAAAAAACTTCTAGCTAACCCTGACCCCTTCTGAGCATCTCTTGCACTTAATCTCATCAAATCTGATGTGTCAATTGATGAATCTGCTTTGCTAACAGCTCCAGCAAATAAATAAAAATGATAATCATTGTCTATTTCTTCAACTGATGGACTATTACCATCCATTTTCATTCTTTTACCTACATCTAATTTATCTCTTGCAGTCATATCTTCAAAATTATATGAAAGCTCTTTAACTTCCTCACCATTAATCATAATTGGTTTTATTAATTTAAAAATTTTTTTATTTTCCATGATATCCTCCATTTAATAAAATAAGAGCCCTCTTAAAGAGCAGCTCTTATCTCTGACATATAATCTCTTCCATTAATTTTGAATACATTCGCTAATTTATCAATCAGCAATGTTTCTCTACCTTCAATCACTTGTCTATATCTCAAGACTTCAAATTCAGTGCTTCCATCCATAGTGGTAGCTCTTTCAACTTTACCAGGGTCATATTTTTTATTTATGCCTGTTATAAAAATCTTAGTTCCTTGTGGAATCATTGTGCCATCTGACTGCAACACATCCCTTAAAAACCTTAGTTCTAACCTCTGCGGACCTGGTTTAATTAATTCAACAGAGTTCTTATTAATCGATCTAGTATTAATTACAAATACCATAGAGTTAAACTGTCCTGTCATTGGCATATCAATTGTTCCCATTATGCCGGCGCCCTTCATTTCTGCAGTAGCTTTCTCAATTGAAGGAAGTTGACACGAAACATGGTCACCAATCTCCATGCCATCAGATAGTAATTTATCAGCAATTACGCTGCCTGAAATAACTGACATTATTCTTCACCTCCAAATAATACGTTTATACCTTGTGTTGTCCATGATATCTTAGCAGTTAAGGACTTACCAGGTGGAGTTGTTGTTGTTTCAATATTAAAATCAAAATCACCTTCCACAACATCAGTTATTGGATTATCAATTTCTGTAAAGGTAATTTCACCAAATAAGATTCTTCCCTGAGCTGCTAAATTATCAAACCACTCTTGGAAGTCGTTTAATATTGTGTCTACTAATGCCCTATTCATTGGCTTATCGACTAACGTACCGTATCTACTTTGGAAAGTATTTGCAACATAATAAATCATTCTTATGTTTGAATCAAATACATTCCTCTTGTCCATATCTTTACCATATTCATAATCACCGGTATGAGAGCCCCACAATATCCATCTGCCTCCCCAAAATGTCAATGTTCTAATCCCTTTGCTATTTAAGTCATTAGCTTGTGTTTGGTCAATTTCTATAACCGAACCATCTTTTAAGCACATCCCACTTATATCAACTGGTTTGTTTGAAGGTGTTTCATATGGTACATTATCATTTTGAAAATCTACCATTTGCATTGTAACTGTTGCCAAAGTTGAAATATGGAACTTTCTTACTCCTTTATAAGCCATCGGCCAACAAGGACTTTCCATAACACCGATGAACCCATTTGTATTTTTTGCAGTTTTAGCTGCAGTGATTGTTGTTGTAGTGTCACTGTCAATATCAGAATTTACCCATGCAAACCAATGTCCATTGAATTTTTGGCTCTTAGACTTTAATGCTGTATCTACATCCTCAATATGTGACCATCCTGGAGCTGCAAAGATTGTAGGTATCATGTTGAATGTCTGGTATATTAAATCAATTGCATCAATACCTGTTCTAATACCATTTGCATCAGTTCCGCCTATTATAGTTGTTCCAGTAACATTAGTCATATCTATTTCATCAAAGCTTAAATCCAAGCTGGCTCCAACAGTTGCAGTTAATGCTTTAACTATAACTTTTTCACCGTCAGTCGAATATTCAACTGTAAAATCAGTACCAATCGTTACTCCAACAGTAGTTGCTTCAACAGAATTCAATATCACTTTTTTGTTGTCTATGTAACCAATACCATTAGTCATAGCAACAGTTGCTGTGCCGGCTTTCTTATGAGTAGCAGGATCTAAAACATTGATAACCACTATAGGTCCTATAGGTTGAATATTATTTTTAAAATGTGCGTACAACGCTTCGCATAATGTGAAATTCGTCCAGTCTTCATTGTAACCAATTTTATTAACCCCGTCTTGGTAACTTTGAATTAATAACGGTTTATTTATTGTATTGCTAAAAACTGAAAGTTGATTTATTGGAGCAGTACCAATATACACAGGCAAAGTAGCAACTCCCTGCGGTGGTATAAAGTCCTTGGTTGCCATTAAATCAGCATATGCACCATGTTTATACATCTGATCACTCCCTTTTTATAAGTTGTTTAATTTTGATTCAAGATTTGTTGCAGGGTATGCCTTATTACTTACTGTAAATGTCATATATCCATACCAATAAGGTAATGGCTGTTCTTGATACATTCCCCACTGAATATTTGAATCAATTTTTATATAATTATTTATTATTGTGTGTTTCCTTAAATTAGCTTTTGTAATATCTATTAAATTTAACAATTCAACATATCCATCAAAATTTGAATAATGATTCTGTTCATTGGTTGCAAATGCATGTGGAGAAAATAATTGAGAATATACAACTACAGTTAAACGAATTTTATAATCACTGTTTATATTGTCATCCTCACCATCATCAAAACCTACTACTATACAAGGAACAGAAAAATCAACACCAGGTGGCAAATATTCCTTTGGTGGAATCCAACCAACATGAACATCTGGATTTACTAATGTATATTCAGTTGAATCCTTATCATTTGGAAGTCTTAATTTTATATTAGGAGTAACATTTCTCTTTAAGAAATCCTTAATCTCATTTAAAACCTTCACTGTGCTCATCTGATTTTATCTCCTAACTTGTCTAACTCATATAATATTTCATGTTCAATGATGCCTTCAAACTTTTTAGTTGCAAATTCACTAACCCTGTCCCCTATTTTTTGATTAGTTATCATTTGTGGAATAGATAAAGTTCTAATAGGAGCAATTGGAAATCTTTCTTTTCCAAGTCTCCTGAATACATTAAACTGAACTTTATCAGCACTTTTAGCGCCAGTAGTGGCAACAAATCCCTTTCTTGATAATATTGGACCTTTGCTGGCTTTTATTGTTACAAATACAGCACTTTTAAATATACTTTCACCTTTTTTTGCTCTTTTGTCATTATTAGGTTTGAAAGGAAAATGAGCAAAACTTAGTCGATGTCCTGTTGATGTCAAAGAAGCTTCTAATTTACCATCCGTAGGATATTTCTTTCCGTTTTTAAAAGTTTCTTTAACATCTTTTTGTTTTATTTTATATTCTTCACTTACATATTTAGCTGTTTTAGCTAATGTAGAATCTAAGGTTTTCCGTAATGTTCTTGCAGCTGCTTTACTGACTTGATACTCAAAACCTTTAAATTCTGTAGCTATTTTATCAAGCTTTGAAGTGTCTATTTGTATTAATGAACTGTTACTTGCCATTACTAAACACCCGCATTTCTGCTTAAGATTATCTCATATATCCCGTCATCTTCCCTAAGTGAGAATATATACATTTGTTTTTTATCTATGATTAATGGCATGCCTTGTGTCAATTCTATTTCTATATCAGCTGTCTTAACAAATATTAATAACTCACCTACATAAATTCCATCGAATTCCTTTTTAGAACGCTCCATAAGGCGGTCGTTGTCAATAATGCAATTGACAACTTTACCGCCTATATTATGACTTTCAGCAAATTCACCTGCATTAAAAAATACATTGTTTATATCATTCAATACAGTATCTTTGAAATTCATAATATCACCTAATTAATTTTAATTTTTGCTGTGGTACCAGCTGCTGCTTTAGGTTCTACTACCCAACCAATAACAGTTGTTAAAGCATCTTTTGTTACAGTTGCTTTTCCTTCAGCGTTTAAATAGGCAACTTGCCCTACTGTAAAGGCCTCTATTCCTATTGCCGGTACTTCAAACACTCCCTCGACAATAATTCCGCCTTTATTGCCTACAGCAATATTTTCAGCTGCTACTCCGACTCTGTTTCCTAAAACAACTATATCATGATAAGCAATGTCAGTTTCAGTAGAATTTGTATAATCAATTACTCTACCATCTTGAATAAAATTACTCATTATTTATACCTCCAATTTTTATAATATTTAAAAATATGAGTAAAAAGGGAATTAAATATTAATTCCCGGCGTTTTTCAACAATCCTCTGAAGTCTAAAACATCAACACCGTAGTCAATGTATATTCTCCATTTCATTCCTAAGTAATCAAAAGCAACCTGCGATTCTAACTTAGGCATTGGATCACCGTTTAAGTAAGATACTTCAATAGTATCAATGTCATTAGCTGATGCAGCTAAGTACCATGTATTGCCATCTAATTCAGCATCAACAACCAAATCGAATGCATTTCTAAATACATTAGCTACTCCTGAATTAGCTCCTGCAGGATCTGCTATTGAATTAAGCACTTGCATCGCTTCAACTTCTTTGTCAGGAGAAACAATCAAGAATCTTGGAGCAATATTAAGAGTTTCTTTACCTCTTAAATTCTTTTGCTTCCTCATTAATTTCTTGCCTTCACCTAAAGTAGTTGTATTAATAGCCCCAGCTGTACCTAAATTCTTATGATCTGCATGAAATAATGCTTTTCCGTCATAAATTGCACCTGTGCTAGTTAGTGTTGTATATACTAACTTGTTAATTCCTCTACCAGCAGCTCTAACATATGCTTCAGGTATTCTTGTTAACATTGACAAATCATCATTGATTAATGCTTGTCTTGTTATTCCAAAACTCTTGCCAAATGTAGCAATTTTCTTAGTTGCTTTTGTATCTAGCATTTCATCAAACTTGAATTCACCTGTTTGAGTCATTTTCTCTAATTCACCAGCTTCAGAAATTTGCCATACTTCAGCACCTTTAAAATCTGCAACTGAACCTGCTCTAGTCCATGCTTGGTAAGTAGTTGCTTGACTTCTATAAGCTGTTGCCATAGATTTGTTTACAGTGTCGGATAAAATAGAACCGAATTGACTATCAGGTGAAAATGCTCTCTTAAACAGTTCGTCACTGTCCATTCTTTGTGCATTTGGAACATTCAGTCTTTGTACACATTCAATTGCTAAATCTCTCAGTCTCA